TGCAAAGAAAAAGAAACGAGCAGGAGCCAAAGGAAAAACAGTTGTAGCTAACACACCCAAAGCAAAGGTCAGAAGTGGCAATAGATAAGAAAAAAATGAAGTGTAACTCACCCCGCAGAGATGTTTCTGGCGGGAAGAAGTTTGTCGTGAAAGCTTGTCAGGGTGGTAAGGAAAAAATTGTACGCTTTGGTGATGCTAACATGAGCATCAAAAAGAATAACCCGGCACGTAAGAAAAGTTATTGTGCTAGGTCAGGTGGGATTAAAGGTAAAAACAATAAACTGTCTGCAAACTACTGGAGTAGAAGGGCTTGGAATTGTTAGATGGCTAGATATGATACATATGGACAGGCCGATGATCGGGTTGTAGAAGACCTAGACCAAGGCTTTTCTGGCTTTAACAATAAGCTTAGACCTGACCAGCTTCCTTCTGGAGTCTTGTCTGTTTCTGAAAATGGACGAATGGATTTGAATGGTGAGTGGCAACCAAGGAAAGGCATGGATATATTCTCTGCTCCATTTTCTGCTGCTGTTCTTGCTCTTCCGTTCAAGCTGTATGACTCAACCAATATAGGTGGTGGAGTTGCTTCATTTTCTAGAACTGATTCAACCATCCAAGTTAATTTTAATTCAGCCCACAACATAACAACTAACACTGGAGTAAATATCAGTGGATTGACGTTTTCTGGTAGTGTTGATCCAAACGGTAACTTTATCGCTACAGTTGTAGATTCAGATACAATAACCTACACAGTTACTGATTTAGCTGAAACACCGGGCGGCACTATGGTCGTCAAAGGAATGAGACTGCTAGATAGTGATTCAAACTTTATAGAAGCATCTTGTGAATTTTCAGACCCGAACAACGACGCAACATCTTACATTGCAGTTGTTGGAACCAATAAAACAGTATTGGTAAAAACCTCGGACAGTGGGGCAACTACAGTATCTCTTACATATCCTACCGGAGAAACGGTTCCGAGAGGAAGCAATGTGGTTCAAGCATTTAACAAGTTGTTTATATTCCGAAAGGGAAAGATAGCTATGCAGTGGGATGGAGACATTAGCACCACTACATTCTCTTTAGTTTCTAACGGAGCATACACTCAACCTACACCTTTATCAATTACTGATCTTGATTTTGCATCAGGTATAGCAACGGCTACAGTGTCTAGCACTAGTTCTTTGTTGGTTGGAGATGAGCTTACAGTGACTACCGCAGGAAGTTCTGGTTATTCTGTTGGTGACACCGTTCGGGTTAGATCTATAACAAACTCAACAACCTTTACTTTTGTTACGGACAAAGCTGATGCTACAAATAAAAGTGCTACCGTTGAAAAGAAAACATCTATTGGTCTAGGGTTTAGCCATATGCCGGCTCCAGAGTTTGGTGTACCACATCAGCGTAGGTTGGTAGTTCCTTATCAGTTTGATATTACTGGATCTTCTGGATCTGCCACGATTACAGACAGAAACATTTTAGATGAGGCTTTGTTTTCAGACATACTAGACCAAAACACTTATGATAGAATTTACGGACAGTTTAGATTTAATGCTGGAGAGTCTGATTTTATTGTGGGTTTTCACTCTTTTTCTGACGACCAACTGGTGGTATTTAATCGCAACAGCATCCATACTGTAAAAAATAGCTTAGATTTGGGAAGCAGTGTGTCCCAAGTTATCACGAGCGATATAGGTTGTTTGGCTAGAAACAGCATACAGCAGATAGGCAACAAGCTAATGTTCCTGTCTGACAATGGAGTGTATGCACTAGACTTTGTTGATCTTTACAACCTTAGAGGCCAAGACGTTCCATTGTCTTCTTCTATCCAAGGAACCATTTCAAGAATCAACAAGGATCATGCGGATAAAGCAGTCTCTGCTTACTTTGATAACAGGTATTACATTGCTGTTCCTTTGGATGACTCCACTACAAACAACGCTCTTTTGGTTTACAACTTTCTTAACAAACAATGGGAGTCGTTGGATTCCATAAATGATTCAGACTGGGAGTATACATATTTATTGACTGGTGGATCAGGTGTTCAGAGAGGCGTTTATGCTATTAACCGAAATGGTGGAGTTCACAAATATGAGTCCAGAGTAGATGACGTAGATCTATATGTTGATGCCATTGGAGCTTCAACTAGTTCTATTTTGGTAGCAGCATCGGCCACAAGCAGGATGTTTACTGTTGGATCTATTGACAGAAAGAAATGGAATAACTTTGAACTACATCTTCAATCTTCTGAAAACAATGTTTCTGATGCAAATTTGGAAGCAATAACAGAGAACATTGATGCTATTATAGATCTTGGAACAGTTTCTAACATAAACGGTGAAGAGCTTGCTATTGATGAAGATGTGTCTCTTCGGGGGAGGTTTGGAAACAAACGAGCCTACGGATTACAATTTAAATTAACAACAACGAAGGGGAGACCCAGATTAAGAGCATTGAAGGTGGCAGGAGCTATAACCTTTAGAAGCATACAAAAAGCAGAATAATGGCTATTTTAAGCAAAGGTACTACATATTCAGATGGCGATCAAGTAACGTCTACCAATCTTAATGCACTTGTTGATAGTGCAACATTTGCATCTGGAGCAGTTGATGACTCCACGACCCAGCTTTCTGGTGGCAAAATAATTGTAAAGGATCTTGGTATCAGTGCTGGCAAGCTTGCAACAAGTGCAGTTACCACTGCTAAAATTGCAGACAGCAATGTTACAAAGGCTAAGATAGAAAACTTAGCAGACTACAAGGTTCTTGGTAATGTTTCTGGTGGAGCTGCCGCTCCTGCGGAAGTGGCAATATTGGATGAGGATAATATGTCTTCTAACTCTGCTACGTCTCTCGCTACCCAGCAAAGCATCAAGGCGTATGTTGACACTCAGATTACTGCTGAAGACTTAGACTTTGCTGGAGACAGTGGAAGTAGTTCAGTCGATCTGGATAGCCAAACATTTACTATAGCTGGTGCCACTGGACTAGACACAGCAGCCAGTGGTCAAACACTTACCGTATCTTTAGACCTAAATGAACTGGCTACGGAAACGAGTATAGCTCAAGATGACTTTCTAGCTATGGTGGATAACACCGATAGCGGTAATGGTAAAATTACTTTTTCTAACCTAGAGGATCAAATTTTTGGTAATGTAAGTGGTGCTGTTTCTATAGCCGCTGGCGGAGCTGCTACAGTTAGTTCAGTGACGGTAGCCGATGAATCTTCGGACACAACCTGCTTCCCACTGTTTGCTACCGCTGCTACTGGTAGCCTTGGGCCTAAGAGTGGATCAAACCTGACATTCAACTCAAGCAGCGGCCTTCTTACTGCTACAACACTTTCTGGTATTTTAGCTGATGGTGTAACGGCAACTACCCAAAGTGCTGGAGACAACTCAACCAAGGTAGCCACCACTGCTTATGTGGATGCTCAGGTTGCAACGTCTGATACTTTGGCTGAAGTTCTTGCTGTTGGTAACACTACTGGATCTAACAACATTGTTGTTAGTAATGGTCAGTCTATAACTACTAACACAATTTCAGAAACTACTTCTGCATCTGGCGTAACCATTGATGGAGTTCTTATAAAAGATAACGGCATTACGGCATCTGGCACAACTAGCCTAGGAGCAACGTCTTTTAACGACAACGACATTACTAATGTTGGCTCCATTGCATTAGACAAAATTACTAATGACGGGACTGATGTTACTATCGACTCGTCTGGGGATATTATCCTAGATGCTGATGGTGCAGACATCCGATTAAAAGACGATGGAACCCAATTTGGTAGATTTGCAAATAGTGCAAGCAATCTTATTGTTGCTTCTTCTGTTTCAGATAAGGACATTTTGTTTAATGGTAGTGATGGTGGAGTACAAATTACTGCATTAACGCTTGATATGTCAGCCGCTGGAGCTGCTACATTTAATGACAAGATTACGGCTGTAGGAACCTCAGTATTTACAAATCTTGATATATCTGGGGATATAGACGTTGATGGAACTACCAATCTTGACGCTGTAGACATTGACGGTGCAGTAGATATGGCATCTACTTTGACTGTTGCTGATGATGCCAATTTTGATTCAGGTACACTGTTTGTCGATGCGTCTGCTGACAAGGTAGGCATTGGCACTCAGACGCCTCCAAATAAGTTTTCAGTTTCTGAAGCATCAACAGATTTCGCAGCTTTAATAACGAATAGCACTTCCAGCGGTAACGGATTAAAAATCAATGCTGGTGATAATTCTGGCGACCGAGTTATTGAGCTAAATGATAAAGATGGAAACGCATTGATGCGAGTTGGAGCAACTGGTTTGGTTGGCATCGGCACAACGTCGCCTGCAAAAAAGCTACATATAGCCAGTGATGCTAATTCACAAAGCACTGCTACCATTCCCGGAATTAGAATAGAAAATACAGACACAACAGCAATAGCAGATAATGTTGTGGGTGAAATTGAGTTCTTTTCAAAAGATGCTAGTGAAGCAGATAAAATTAGTGGGTTTATTAAAAATGTAGCAGAAGATCCCGGAACTGATTATGCTCTTACTTTTGGGGCTAAAGCAACTGGATCAAATGCTGCTGAAGCAATGCGCATTAACAATGCCGGTAAAGTGGGCATTGGCACTACTAGTCCTTCTAATACTCTCCATGTTGTGAACACCTCTTCATCTGGTGCGTACATACAGTATGATGGGCAGTCTAATACCGAGTTTGGATTAAGAATTGAGTCTAATGTTTCTGGTGGTAATTTTGAAGGGGATTTTTCCAACAATGGAAGTCTGTTGGATTTGTTTGCAAATTCATCATCTACAACTGGTGGCGATATTTTAGCTTGTCGGACACAATCCGCTACACCAGTAATGCTGGTTAGGGGTAATGGACGTGTCGGCATAGGCACTGCGTCTCCTGACGAACCTCTTCACATTAAGGGAGGAACTGATCGCCCACTAGTAGTTGAAAGTACGGATGCCTTTTGTTTTATTTCTTTGAACGACAATTCTACTAGTGCTCAAAGTGCCGTTTTGCTTGGTGCTCAAGGGGACGATCTTAGAATTGATGCAGGAGACTCGGAGCGTATTCGGGTTAAGTCTGACGGCAAAGTTGGCGTAGGTACTGGGTCGCCCAGTCACACTCTTGATGTATCAGGCGAGTTCCGTGTAAACGGCGGAGGTTCAGGAACCATTGTAGTCAACGACGAGGATAGCTCTCTCTGTCCCACGATGACGTTTTTACGCAATGGTGCAGGAACTACTTCTAACGACTTTATTAAGTTTGAGAACAGTGGCGGTGAAGTTGCATCAATCAACTCTTCTGGTGGAGCTACTTTTAGCACTGTCTCCAAGGGGTCTGGTTCATTTAAAATTGCTCATCCACTAGAATCTAAGAAAGACACCCACAACCTAGTTCATTCATTTTTGGAAAGTCCACAAGCTGACTTGATCTACAGGGGTCGTGTTGACTTGGTTGATGGTCTTGCATCAGTAAACATAGACTTAGCATCAGATATGACAGATGGAACATTTGTTCTACTTTGTCGTGATGTACAAAGCTTTACTACTAATGAGTCTGGATGGACGGCTGTACGCTCTAGCGTTGACGGAAACATTCTTACCATTGAGGCCCAAGACAATACCTGCACAGATTCCATTAGCTGGATGGTTGTTGGTGAACGTCAAGACCAACATATGTATGACACCGAGTGGACTGATGAAAACGGTAAGGTTGTTGTTGAGCCACTAATTCCAGAGCCAACACCAGAGCCAGAACCAGAGACAGAAGAAGAATGATAAGCATTTCACACGTTACCGAAAGATCTTTGCCACGTTTGTCAGAGCGTATGTTAGCTGATAACCACAGTGTTGTCATGCCAACTCACATCATACGGAAGGATGGCGACATCATTGGCTCTGCCAGTGTTGGTGCTGCACCACTTGTTTGGTGGTGGATGGACAGCAAGAGAGCAAAGGCTTTGGACAGCGTTCGGGCCATCAAGAAACTTGAGGGCGAGTATGCTTCAAACGGCGTTCACCGGGCTTTTATAATGTGTGACAAGGGCAGCAATTTTTTCCCCAACATGGAACGTCTTGGAAACAAGAAGATGTGGGAAGGGGTAATGTACTACAGGGATTTTTAAAGAGGAAGAGATATGGGTAGCACAAGAATAGACGCACCACAAGTTCAGCCGATAGATGTAGCTCAACAAATAAGGGACACTTCTAGGGCTTACAGAGAAGCAACTCCAGACATAATTGCGGCTGAAACCGCATTGCGTGGTCCGATGCAGGATCTTGCCTTAGCGGATGCTCAAAAAGCTTTGTTGGGCGGTGTTACTCCTGATATGCTTAGAACCCGAGATGCTGCCGAACAGCAGCTTCAAACTGCCCAACGTCAAAGAGCTTCTGCGGAACAAGATATACAATCAAGAATTGATACACTAAAAAGTGGTGAGTATGATGATGAGGCAGAACTATCTCGTTTAGGTAATCTAAGAGACGAGTACACAGATCTTGTTGCTAGGGATGACGAGAACAAAGAAGCGTTTCAAGCAACACTAAACACTATAAACGCAGAAATAGGTTTTAGCCCAGAACAAAGAAAAGAGCGTTTTGGTGCACAGCAAAAAGCAAGAAACGCCCAAGAGGTTGAAAAACTTGCATCAGAACTTCAGACGTTAAAAGAAAGCGGAGATCTTAGTGATGATGCTATTGCAACATTGGAAACCAATTTCAATAGGGCTGCCGATGCTGTATTGGATGCAAATCCGGGGATGTTGGAACTGTCCAAGAGGGCAGTTGAAAGCCAAGCAGAGGTAGGCAGGAAACTAAAAGACGCTGCGGCCAAGGGTGAGTTTCAGACAATAAGCGAGCTGGCTCCCGATCTTGTAAAACTTTATAGAGAGTCTGATCCGGGTTCCCAAAACCTTGCAGACATTGCTTCTCAACGGGCAGAGCAGATAAGCACTCAAAGCCCTTCAGAAGCACAGGCAAGCTTTAGAACTCTTGCTACAAATTTAGCTGAACGTGGAGATCCCACTACACAGGCACAGACTGGAGTTGGTGCAGCAAGGGAGGGCCTTCAGGCTGCTGGAGCCAATCTTGGTCAAGCTCAGGATGCGCTTGGTAACCTAGCTCAAACAGTGGGTCAGAGAGTTCCCGGTGGAGAACTTGGAAGACAGGCCAGAGAAGAAGCTGCAAATCTTATTGGTCAACCTGCAATGGGGCAGACAGCCGATCAGCAAACTGTTGCTAGTCAAATTGAAAAGCTGTTGTCAGGACCACAAGCTGGTGCAGCAGAACAGGCTTTGTTGCGAGCGGCTGATCAAGCTCCTTCGGATGAGGCTCAAGCTCTTAGTCGGTTTGGACAGCAAGCTTTAGGTGCTGATCAACGTGCAGCTTCGGATGTAGAGCAAAAGTTACAACAGCAGGCTTTACAGCAACTAGGATTTCAAGCTGCTGGAGCTTCTCCAGAAGAGCAGGCTCTTCAGCAACGTATTGGTGGTTTAATTGAAAGTGCAGGAACACTTTCTCCTACACAGCAAAGACAAATAGAGCAGGAAGCCCTTGCGTTGGGTCAACGTCAAGGCAGGGTTAGGGACACTTCTACTGCGGCTGGTGTTGCTGGTAGATTGTCTGAGGCTCGCAGAGCTGATGAAGCCCAAGACCTTATGGCTGCACAGCAGCTTCTTGGTCAGCAACAAGCCATGCAGCAAGCGCGTACAGCAGAAGAATTGCAACGCATGGGCATGGGCGGTCAGTTTGCAGGACAAACCGAGGCATTGGCTCAACAACGTTTGGCTGAACAGAGGGCCATGCAGCAAATGGGCGTTGGTGCAACCAGCACCGCTGCTGGTTTACAGGCTCAGCAAGCTGGCTTGCAGCAGCAAGCTTTGCAGGCTGCTGGTGGACTAGAGCAGGCTCGCATGGGTCAACAGCTACAAGGAACCGGACTGGCCCAAGACATTGCTCAAGCTGGGTTTGCTTCAGAAATGGCTGGAAGACAACAGCAGCTTAGGGAGTTTGGTGTTGGAGCACAAGAGGCAGCTCGTTTTGCACAGCAGCAGGCTCAACAGGATGCAATGCGAGCTCAGGTTATAGGGCAGCAAGCAGGTCTTGCTGGTCAACAAGCAGCTTTTGCGGGACAAGAGGCTCGTCTTGCTGGACAAGAATTTGCACAACAAGCTGGAATTGAGCAGCAACAGTTTCAGCAACAGGCTCAGAGAGATGCGGCATTGGCTAGTTTATTTGGTCAACAAGCTGGTCTTGAACAACAGCGATTTGCCCAACAGCAAGCATTGGCTGGACAGGACGACAGGCGTTTAGGTCAAGCATTTCAAATGCAAAGGGCTATGGGTCCAGACATTGGAGCGTTCTTTGGTCGCCCTGCTTCTCAAGCTGAAGGACTGCAAGTTCTTGGTATGGGTCAACAACAAGCTCAGTATGGCACCACACCACAAGCAACCGATCCAATGATGGGTGTCAACCTAGCCCTACAGCAACAGGCTAATCAGACAGCTCTACAAGCTGGAGCAATGGCTGGAACGGCTCAAGCTAGAGGTGGATTGTTAGGTGGTCTTGGCGGTATAGCAGGAAGCTTTTTAGGAAATCCCGGTTTATTTACTAATTAGGAGATAATTATTATGGCAGTATTAGGTAGCACAGTTGATCCCCGATTGGGGGCCGTAAGCCCTGCGGCAATACAGGCACTCTCACAAGCTGGAGCGGCATCGGGTCAGATGTATGCCAACATTGGCGGGTCCATTGCTGGTGTCATCAAAGACTTCAAAGATAACCGCGATGACAAGGTAATGGCAGAAGCTCTTGCTGGAAGCTTTAAAGGAGATGAGGACCCTAAATTTAGCCCCCAAAAATTCAGGGAAAACATGAAGGGCAAAAAGGTTTCCAATAAGAAAATAAAAGAATTTATTTCAGACACCTTACAGGAAACCAAGCTTCAAACAGAAATTTCCAACGCTGAGAGAGAAGCTGAAAGAGAGGATGCTAAAGTTACACTTCAGAAAGAGCAGAATAAGTTTCTGCGAGAAAAAGCACTTCGTGAGCAAACAGCGTTGGAGTCAAGGTTAGAGGCCGATTTGGCAACAATTGCAATGCGCCGTGAAGAAATAGCAAAAAACGAAAAACTAAGTGATAATGCCAAAGAAGTTCAACTTGCAAAAATTAAAAAAGAAGAGGAGGACCGAAAAAAACAGTATGATTTAGATGTTCAAGAAATAAACTCTAAGAAATCCCTTATACAAGCACAGACTGAATACTATACGTCTTTGGGTGCCAGAAATCTGGCAGAGGCATCTGAGATAAGAACGATGCAGGATTCAGAACTTTATCCGGGTGCATTAAACCCCGCTAGTATAAATCAGTTAGCCGCAGAGATGGGTGTGAATCCCGATGATTTTAATGCCAAAAGTCCTGTAGAGTCTGCACAAATTTTAGATGTATATATAAAGAATCTTGGAGCTTCCGATCCCAATGATCCAAGAATTGAAGAGTATGTAAAAATGCAAAAGGGTTATGAGGATCGGGCCGCAGGACAAGCAGCCTTTGAGGGCAGAAGTTTCAATCCAAACATCGAGCTACCATATAGAGCAGCTCAGGCGGCTGCCAATGCAGGTCTTCCTGCTCTGCCTGTTGGTGGAAATTTCAACGGCAACGTTCCCGGTTTTGATGTTCCATTTGCAAGATCTGAATCTGATCTTCTTGGTAGAGGGATTGATGCGACAGCCAGAGGCATATCAAATGTGGGTTCTGCGATATCTGGGGCTGTTCAATCCATTCCCCAAAGGATGCAAGACACTCGCACCGAATCCGGTATGTCTACATATTTAGATAATCCCTTTTCTCTATAGTATTTTGGTCAATAATATATAATCATATTAAACCATGAGGTATCACCCACTAGGACCTGATTATCTAAGGAAAAAAGAGGAAGAAGAACTAGCAAATGATCCCTCTGATTCAAGTGTTGGATCAATGCTTGGTGGCCTCGGTGCCGAAGTGGGCATTGCTGGAACCTCTCAAGCTCTTGGTGCAGCTACAGGTATTGGCTATATACCAATAGCTTTTTCTGGTGGCTTTGCTGGAAGTGTAGCCAACCAAAAAATAAACGATGAGCCGTTCAATTTTGGAAGGGCGTTTGCCGCTGGTTTGGTCAACTTGCTTCCCGGTGCTGCTGGTATAAAGGCAGCAAGTAAGGCAGGTAAGGTTACAAAGCTTTTAGATAGTGCTGCAAAAGGGCTGAATCGGTATGGGTCCAAGACCATCTCTGGTGCAATAAGGCGTGAAGCTTTCCGTGGATCAGCTCTTGGCGTTTCTGAAATTACTGTAGAGAATTTGATAAATGATGGAGATCTTCCATCCCTTGATGAAGTGCTTCAGTATGGTGCAGGTGGTGCAGCTTTTGGTAGTTTATTCGGAGGTATATTAGGTAACTCAATGCAGAAGTCTCTTGGTAAAAATTTAGATGAGGCTTCTATTCAGGTAGTAAAAGGGCTGACAGAAAGTTGGTCTACAATGAGTGTTCCAAGGAAAAGAAAATTACTTGAAGAACTAGGAATGGGATTTGATGAAAGATCTGCCACCAATGTAATTCCGGGACAACGTGCGTTACTTCCATCTTCAGTAGCTGGTTCTGAAAAAGAACTAGATAAACAGTTCAACGAAATTTTATCTCAAGCAAAGAATGGAGTTCTTAGTGAGGCAGCTTTGAAGGCTCTTATTTATGCAAGGGACCCCGTATCTGGAGCTGATGTACCTCAGTCAAATATTTTCATAAAGGCATTAAATGCGTTTGCTCCTTCTAGGGTTTTAGGCAGAGAACTTAACAACAGAATTGATGAAATTCAAGGCGTTGTTACTGAGTCTGAAAAGTTGGGAAACAACATTCGTCAGAAGGTAAAGGCAGAACTTCAAAGAAATCCAGACTCAACTGTTATGGATGACATAAGGAAATATGTTACGTCACCACATGAAGCTGGAGAGTTTGTTGAAGAGGCTGTAGGAAGAGGGGGTGCAGAGCAGCTTAGACATAGGGCTGGTTCATCTATGGGTGGAGATTTTGTAAGAAAAGCCAAGCTTCCCGATTACCTAGAATACCTCAAGGGTGACCTTGACCAGTGGAAAGTAACTAGATCAAGACTACAGTCTGAACTTCTTGAGTTTGTAGATCCCAAAACTATGGACGGTTTTGTTGGTAAGGAAGACTCGTTGGCTATACGTGCAATGCTTGAAGAATCCGGAGGGGATATGTCCAACAAAAGTAGCATCATTGACTCAATGAGGTTTCAAAACTATCTAGCAACAGAGTATAGATTGTTTGAAGATGCTAATTATGTTCCTAGTAAAGAGTCTAAGGAAAAGCTTATTAACTGGATTTTAAAGAGAGATAAATCCTTTAAGAACAAAGAATATTTTGAGTCAAACGGTGATAAGATAACAAGTCCGGGAAGACTGCTTCAGAAAAAGAGGGAAGACATAGAACAGTATATAAATAAAAAATATTTAACTAAATCAGCAAATCCTAAAACAAGAGTTTCATTGCTCAACGAGGGTAAGGGAGCATTAGAAGAATTTAGAACAAGTGATGTTCTTCTCAGCAAAAAAGAATCTCTTCCAGATGAACTAGTTGAGTTTCTTGGTGGAGAACTTATTAACCCCCTTACGGGTAAACCGGATACAGCCGAGCAAATGTTTGGCACAATCAGCAAACTAGCAAAGCGTATTGCAGGATTTAGGACTCAAGAAATATTACTGAGGGATCTTCAACAACAAGGGAAAATCAATATACTTTCTATAAACGGAAGAGTTCAAGAAGTTCCTAGGGTCCCATTTGCTAATGCTAAAGAAATAAACCTTTTTGGCGGAAATGTAAAAATATCAGCTCCCGAAGAAGTAGCTGATGCTATAATGGAAATTTCCCATTCTGGACTTGCTAAAAACATTTCTGGTGTAGCACAAGATTCAACCAACGGATTTGCTAAGGCTTTAAAAGATTTATATGGAGTGGGTGTTGGTGCAAGTAAGGCCGTCAAGGTTATAGCTAGTCCAATATCTTACTCAACCAACGCTATGGGTGGAGCCGTTGCAGCTCTGGCCTCTGGAAACTTTAACCTAATTGGGACGGATTTGTTTAAAGGAATCAGAATGGGCCTTGATGAATTTGGAGACATTCAAGGAGTGGCTGAACCGATTGGAAGAGCCGTTTCAAAAGCATCCAGAGTTGGGCTTAAGTCAAAGGAGATGCAGTTGCTTTTGGATGATGTAGGTAAGATGCGTAGGTATGGAATGATGGGTGCAGATGTTTCCACTTCCGATACGGTTAGAGCTTTGGGTGATGGGAGTATTGGTAAGTTTGCCAATCAAGCATTTGATCCTCTCAGCAAGGCATACCAAGTTACGGACAACGCTTATCGTTATGTTGTTTGGAAGGGCAACATGAGAAAAATGAAGAAGATTTTTCCCAAGCCATCAGGTATGTCCGACAGTAAATATCTTGAAGAGATTGAAAGAGGGGCAGCTTTCCTGACAAATGACACTTACCAAAACTACAACAAGCTTAGCAAAACTTTTAGGTGGGCTTCTTCCGTTGGTATAGTTCCTCCGTTTGCAGCTTTCACTGGAGAGCTTTATCGCAATCTGTTTAATAATGTTAGAACCATGTCCAAAATGCTTAGAGGCACATTTGGAGATGACTTGGGACTGAGCCAAGAACTTTTGTCAAATGCCAATAGGTCTGCGATGAGAAAAGAATTTGCTCTTCGTTCAACTATGTTGGGGGCTCTATCTGCCGGATTTGGTTACTCAGTAAAAAGCTACAATGAATCAAACGGAGTTGACTCCGAAAAGATGGAGGCACTCAAGAACACTGTTATACCAGACTATGACAGGGACAAGGACTTGATTATAAATATGAACCCAGATGGAAGATCTGGAACATATATAAATGCTTCCTATATAAACCCGTTCTCTGAGTTCAATTCTATTGCTAATGCGGCCTTTAGTGGTAAGGGTACGGTCAATAGCATTAAAGAGGTTTCAGCTATTTTAGCTGACAGGTTTATTGGAAAGGGTTCTTTTGTTTTTCAAGGTCTTGGTGATGTAACCAGAAACCAAGATGAGTATGGTAGGCCAATCACTTTAAAAGAGGACGGCCTTGGTAAGCTCTATGATCGTTCATCTTATTTACTTAAAGAGTTGTTTACCCCAAGTGCTGTTGGTGAACTTGATAAGTGGGTGGAAACATTGAATGGAACCGGAGACTACACAGAGAATCAACTTGCTCTAAGACTGATGGGTGTTCGGCAAACGTCATTCAACGTAAAAGATAACACAAGGTATAAAATTAATCCATCCAATCAAAACATGAGACTTATTAAAAGTCGCTACAACAATTTGGATGAGAACACTCCCGAAGACGTAAGGCAAAGAGCTTACCAGCAAGCTAACAAAAACAGGGACGCATCAATGGATAAGTTGATGACGGTCTATGATTCCCTGAAAACTCTTGGTCTTAGTGATGATGAAGCTATCAAAACATTCAAGGATAGCAACGTATCCAACTCGGACATAATTCAAATATCTCAGAACAAAACTAAGCCAATTGATTACGTCAAAGCTACTACACTTTCCGATCAATATGAGATGATTGAAGGAAGCACGTTTGCAGAGACAAGGAGAAACATCTTTGCCAATACCAAGGGCAATATCAAAGTACGCAAGGC